TTTTTTGGTTTATAATATTTTTCAAACCTAAATCTTTATATAAGAAAGTACCAAGGGTGTATAAGTTAAAACATAACTCTTTATGTCTAGGGTTACTTGAAAAATGTGAACATCTTTCATATGACGGTACAACATCTTTAATCCATTTAAATTCGTCTTTACCTTTCTCTTCATCACCAAATAAATCTAATTGTTCTTCTTTCAAACCCTCTTCTTCATCAAAAAAATCACTTATTTTTAACATTTTTCTTTGTTCACCAAGGTCTCTATTTTTTGCGTGGTAACTAAAACTACCGTTAGAGTTTATTATCATAAAAGTATTAGACTGTTTGTCTAATTTTTCTACTCTATTAAATTGAATTACCTTAGATTCAGTTGTTACACCAGCTTCAACTAACCTATCCCAAACTAACCTAGATTGTTTTTCTGTTAAATCAATGTCTATAGAAACATAATAATCATTACCTTGTTCTAATAAAAAAGGGTTTGTGGTAACTTCTTTAGCCCATTCAAACTCATCTTCAAAAGTTTCCCGTATGATTTTTTTTAAGTTCATACTAATAAATATCCTTAAAAAGCTAATTCAGCCATACTATCACACTTAGGACAAGAATACCATTTACTAAATCTTTTATCGTAAACTTGTTTGGCTCCACCACAACAGTCATAATCGTTTGTGTCTTCTTTTTTAGGTCTTACTTGTTCTTTGTAATTACAGATTAAATCTTTATTTAAAATGTACGCGTATCGATGTTTTCTTGTTCTAGGAATCCACACACCTTGAACTTCTTTTGTGGCTCCCCTTGGGTTAACTTTTCCATCCCATCTGAAGAAATCTGATTTTTTATCTGTTAACCCGTAATAAGTAAAGTTACAAACTTGGTAGATACTTCCTGAGTGTCTACTATCATCAGCTAAGGTAATAACGGCTCTAATATTTTCTTTCTTTAGTAACCTAATTGAACCACTTAAAAGAAAAGAAGTAGCATTTGTTCCATTAAGTTGGGGTAAAACACAGAGTCTAGACAACTCTAAAACTGTTTGGTCTGTATTAGGCAAACCAAACCAACCTTTAAGAGCCACATTACCTTGTGGGTTAGAAAAAGTGGTTACACCTAACATTAAGTCACCATCTTTGTGAAATAAACCATAAGCAAACTTAGAGAAAAATTTAGCGTCACCTAAATAATGATGTTTTTTAATAAAATTGTAAGCAACACTTTTGTCAATTAATTTAAGTACGTGTTCTTTTTTCTTAAAACCTTTATCCATACTTAATTATAGAAAATAAAAATGAAAAAATAAAGGTGTCTTAGTTATAAACCTTTCTAGTTGTACCGTCACTATAAACAAGAATAACCATACCCTTGTAGTCTCTACCTACTTCTTGACCGGTTAGATTAACCCTTTTTACTACTAGTCTATCTTTATCGTCTCTAGTGACAACTATAGGACCATACTTTTCAAATTGGCCATCAATGTCGTATTGTATCAATCTATAGTAAGTTGTTTTAAAGTATTTAGTGTCATTGTGATTATACTCTATTCTTCCAACACTATTACCTGCCGCACTTTGTATATTTAAGGTATTCCAAATAATACCATCTTCAGAACTTTCTAGTAGAAAATAATCAGAATTATACTCTGATTGCGTAACCCAATTAACTGAGTTATATGATTCCATACTTTGTGACTCAAATGATGACAACTCAACTGGTAATGCAGACTGCTTCACCTCATACAATTCAAAATTATCCATCCACCAGTCTTCACCACCTCTATTTACTCTACAATACACATCTATCGCGATTGTACTAGGTCCGGCAGGTATTTCCAATTCAATGTAAGAATAACCATCACCTAAACCATTTCTATCACCACCACCAGCTGGTGTAAACACAGTAAGACTACCATCAGAAATTTTACTAGCTACTGCGGTAGAAGAATAATCCCAAGTAGCGTTTGAAAATCCCGTTACTCTTAACTCACTTACATAACTACCACCATTTTTACTTAGTTGTACCGTTATGTAGTCACCACCATCTAATCCAGCCGTTGCATCAGTAGGCCCAGAAAATGTTTGTGCCGCTAATCTCATTCTGAAGACATGTTCTAAAAAAGGGTCTACATTAACCACAGGTAGAGAATACCAATCTTGTTCCCTAGCGTTATTTCCAGTCCCATATATGGCGGCACTCACTGTTGGTGTCACCGATATATCTGTGAAGTACCCTGCAGTTGCTGCGGGAGTAAACCAAGCGCCAAACCAATCATATGTTTCTACATAATCTGAAGCGATTAAGGTTTCTGTTTGTGATTTACAAAAATTAATAGATGTAAATAGTGTTAAAATTAAAATAAAATTTCTCATAATTTGTTTTTTTTAAATGAAAATTCCCCTATACATAAGTATAAGGGAATCTACCAATTAATCAACAACTACGAGTATTTACTTAGGGGAAAGTTATTATTTATACGTATATACTGATTATTATGTGTTTATTATGAATATTCTTACACTATTTAGTATTAAAAAAAATGTTAAAAACATCGTACTGAATAGTTTTATATCTGATTTTTTTACTTCCATACCTTATTAATTACTTCCCCATTTCTAACCACTAAATACATACCACTAGGTGCGTAATCTAAAGTTACTTTTCTTCCTGTCATATCGTAAACACCATCTACTATATTAACTGATTTGTGGTTTGTTGTGTTATTACCATTAATATTAGGTCTTCCATTTCCATTATTACCGTTACCCTGTCCAGGATTAGATGGGTCGAAACCACCATCATCATTACCATGTCCATTGTTACCATCAGACAATACGTCTAGTGCTGGGTCTAATATTGGGTCGTTTATTGGTGTTACAGGTGTTGAATTTTGTGATTGAATATAAAGAGCCATAGCTTGTTTTACTGCCTCACCTGCCATCAATCTTCCAGCTCCTAACATACCTATGTAGTTTGGATTCTGTGCGTCAATGTTAACTGCTGTTGACTGAAGAATGTATTTAACTTCACTTGGTGTGATACCAGGATAAGCTGACATAATAAGTCCCGCAGTACCTGATACAATTGGTGCAGCGTATGAAGTACCACTACTAAACAATGTCCATCCAGGTGCTGCGGTAATAGGTACATTATATCCGGGTGCTACTAAATCAACTGATGAGTTATGTTGGTGTGTTGGAAAACTACTCGAATATGAATTGAGGTGTGAGTCATCGTATCCAATACTTGATACTGAAAACACTACCGCGTCATAAGCAGAAGGATAAACTAACTCAGTTGGTCCCCCACAAGTTGAACCGTTCCCTGCTGAAGCTACAAGAAAAACGCCTAAATCATATACTTCTTGTAACGCATCTTCAATATATATACTATAGTTACAACCACTAGTCCAACTCATATTAATTACTTTATAACCATCGTACGCCGCAGATAATACTTCATTATAATTCATTCGATAAAACCCAAATGGAGAGTCGTACCCAATACTTGCAACCCCAATTCCATTATCTGTATCACCCGCAACTAATGTTGATACTGCGGTACCATGGCCACGCGAAGCAGTATTAGTAGTATCATAATGTATCATCTTATTCTGTACATCTTCGTGATTAGAGTATAGGTTTTGGTCTGAGATTGCTACAGGTACAGTACCATGTGTTACATCCCAAGCTGCCTGTGCCCATATCAAATCTAAATGCCAACTAGATGTTAGTTGTGGGTTGGTATTATAATTTGTGAATAAGGAATAGTCGTTTGGTTCGTTTAAAGTTTCATACTTAGGGCCATATTCAATACCTGAAATCCCATCTACTTTATGCATCGAAGCGTATAATTCCACTTCATCACATTGACAAGAGAACTCATATACTTTTTGTAAGTGAGGTTGTCTAGAGTTACTTAGTGGTTTTGTTACTTCAATACCTAAGTGTGCTTGTAGGTATTGAAATTCTTCATTTTGATTTACTGTTTCGATTGATTCTGCTGTTGCCCATACTGATGATTGTCCACTTACATATGCGGAAAACAATAAAGACGATAATAATAATGCTATGTTGATAATTGTGTTTTTCATTTTTTTATATTTTTTAATTTTAGTTAATAACTTTTATTTTCCTAGCCCCAAATACTGTGTTCTTTTGGTAGAATTTTACTATGTATGTACCTTCTTCTAATCCAGAAACGCTTATTTTACGAAAACCTTCCTCAACCTCAACAATCCTACTTTGGTTAGTGTTAGTGTTGTATAATACAACTCTCGTTATCTCCGCCCAATCTTGCCATTCCATTTTAACTGTTGCGATAAAAGATGGGTTAGGATATATTCTAACTCTAAAGTTTTCTAATAAATTATTGTGATAGATAGAACTTATGTTAATTGGTTCCTTTTCGATGAAGTCAGTTTGACTCATAACTTGTCCACTTACTAAAAGTGATGTACCTAATAGGATTTTTGTAATTTGTTTTTTCATTTTTTTTTTAATTTTTATTTTAATAATTTGTTACATCACATAGATACTACTATTACTATAAAAGGTGTAAAAAATGAAACCCCTAAATAGCTAAATTAGGGGTTGTAACTTACATGAAATTAGTGGAAATACTTAGATGGGATAATGGTATACTTATAGAAACAAAAAAACCCCACATAAGTGAGGTTTTTAGTTAGTTTTGATTTTTAATTTTTTCAAGAGCCTTTTCATATAAATCAGGGAGTGATTTATATTTGTTTTTTTCTTTTGATTTGATTTTTGAAAATTCGTTCATAACTTCCAATTTAATCCCAAGATTGTGGGCTTCGTATAAAACTTCTTCTATCTTACTCATTGTTTAAAAATTTTTTGTTACCAACACACTGGTATTCTTTTTTTATGTCCCAAACACCACCTGTTAATTTAGATGGTATCATATGACAATTATGTTTTTTAATAAATTTTTTTGAATGTCCGATAAAGGCGTCATTATTATTGTTCCTTACTTTCCACGGACACTCCCCACAACACTTTTTCATTAATAAATATGGGTAAATTGTTAAACGCGCTTAGAAATTCCCACTACCTGATAATAATCTTTTTCACCCTCTAAATATTGTTTACATAAACCTAACATATTTCTAAACATGAAGGCCCCTTCAGTTCTTTTTTCACACATTGAAAAAAGTTCTACAAGAGTTAATAACATCTCTACAGATAAAGCACCAATAGAGTCTAGGTCTTTATATTTCTCTACTAATTTTTCTGGGTAAATTAGACGATAATCATCCCTTTCTTTTTGGGTATTGAAAGGTATCGTATCGTCATACATTTTAATGAAGTCTTCCACCAACTGTAACGTTAATTCTTTATTAACTTCACCTTTAAGGACCAAATCAATAATCCAATGGGTGTGTGAAGGTGTCCTTAATCTAATACCCTCTTTTTTGTATTTTACAATAAAATCTAAATCAGGAAATTGACCTCTACTACCTTGGTAAATAGCTACTACATGCCCATCTGACATTTCAAACTTATTTAAAGGCTCTAATCTAATATCTTCACCTCTTACTTTATAACTTAAATTCATTTATTTTATTTATATTTTTAATAATTTCTACTTCAATATCATTAATAGTTTTAGTATAATCAATAGACATATCTGAATTTTCTTTCATTTCATAATGAAACTCTTTGATTTGTTGTTTTAACTCAACAATTTTATTCAGATATGTTTCTATTAATTTTTTATTAGACACTAATTTTTTCTTTTACTAATAGATTAGTCAATTTTTCTCTAACATCAGTCAAAGTGGTTTCATTGTAAAACTTACCATCTTTGAATATTGTTTTTAATTCACCGGCCTTCTCAGTATCAGATGAAACCATGTCCCATAACTCATACTCACCATTGTAATCATTTTTTTGAACATGTAATAAACCTTTCGCTGATTTTTTTGTTCCATCATCTGTAATTGGGTCTTTAAAGATTTCTCTTCCTTCACCGTTAACCTCAACATAAGTTGCTTTCATTGCGAAACCAAACGTATCTCTAGTATTATATTGGTAAGTGTAACTCCCAATACCCAACACAACATTAGTAGAAGCAAATCCTTTAGCTTTTAATCTTTTAATGATTTGTCTTGCTCTCTCTGGTGTAATACTATCCCCATAGATTGCCCCAATATGAGAATCCAATACTTTATACCCTTGTTCATTAATAGTACCACCAAAAGTTTCCCACAACAATTCAATCAACCCTTTATATGAAGGGTGACTATCTGATAGTGTAATTGGTTTGTCATTTAATTCATCATTTGTCAATGAGTTATACCCACAGATGATATCTACAGGGTCACCAGAATCAGGTCGAATAACAATCTTACCATCTCTACCCATAATCTCAGATTTAAGTTTTGGTAGGTAGTCCGTAACAACAGACCATAAATCCCAAGTATCTGAAACAATACTTAAAATACCTGTAGGGTAGGTATCCATTAATCTACGGAATGTACCAATTTCATCACCTTTAGTTCCCGCACACATTACAGAATGTTCAGTAGCGTTTACAGAACCAACAACAAACCCCTTTTCATTGTAGTACTCTCTAGATGCTGCAATCACAGGTAAAGAGTCAGAACCGTTAAATGATGTTGCGTGACCTAAACCACTTAAGATTGTACTCATAAAACCACCCATTCCTCTCATTGAGAAGTCGTGACCTTGAAAGGCTACAAATGGTAAATTTTCTTTATCAGTTTCCAATGCTCCCTCAGTAAGAATTCTTTTATAAAGTAACGCTATTGTTGCTGATGTCATTGGTTGCCATAACATATTAGATAATATGGTTTCAAGGAAGTTAGTCACCCAACCAAAGTTACCAGTATTTTGTACTGTTAGGATTGGTATCCTTAAAGGTACTTCCACACCTTCTTCCAATGACTTAACTTCTATCGGTAAGTAACCTAAATCATGTAATTCTTCAAAGTGAGTTACATCATAATCAGTGCCTAAGTACATAGATAGTTCGGTTTTCATTTCACCACAAACTTTTTGTTTTGGTTGGGAAAAGAAGTTTTCTTCAAACTCACTTACTAACCACTTTAAAACCATTTGTTGACCAAATGAAACTACTTTATCACACCCTCTTGGTGCGTATTTATTTCCTCTTGGTGTCCAATTGGAATAAACTTTATTTGTACCCTTTGGGTATTGCTGATGGTGACCTGTCTTGTAACCATCCGTTAAGTATAAGCTATTCATTTTCATAATTTATATTTTTTTAATTATTATTTATTCTAGGTAAATTACCTTTCCCAATAATGAATATATCGTATTGGGTTAGTTTATTGTGTGATGAAAACTCATTAACACTATTTGTCGTATACACTTCATCCACATACTCAAAAATCGTATCAAACCCTTTAGAGAATATTCCATGTGTGATGACTAAAACTATTTTTGAGTCTTTACTATAATCTTTTCTTATGACCTTAGCTAACTCTATAAAAGTTCTACCCCCATCACAAATGTCATCCACTATTACAAAGGTTTTGTTTTCTGAGTCACTAACCCCACCACTAATTGATGTGTGGGTGATATTGCCTTTTATGTCCCTATTTTTAGAACCTATTATAATATCTTTAATTCCAAATCTTTGTTGTATCTTGAAGACTTTTTTAAGTGCCCCAGCGTCAGGTGATACTAATACCGTTCTATCTTGAGCCCCATTTTTATTATCAATATTTGTTAAAGCTTTAAGTACCAAACTATGGTTATCTATAGATTCAAAATTATTTATACAAGCTTCTAAAACATCTGAATGTGGGTCCATTATTATCACCTTTTCGAAGTTTTGTGAATTAAGTATTGGTGCTATAACCGTTTTAATATAGTTAATTCCACCTTCTTCAAACTTTCGGTCACTTCTACCACCAATACAATAAGGTATGTATAACCTTACCTTCTCAACACCAATTTCTTTTAGAGATTGGTTAGCACATATTATCAGTTCCAAATCTTTGAAACTGTTTAATCGTGATTTAATTGTTATACATTGTTTGTTGTTTTTTAACGAATAGAAGGTGTTATAACCTTTTCCAAT